GAGTACATGTACCTATTTTGCGGTGACAACAGCATAATTGATTCGGATGTTCGCAGGTCACTCGACGGGATTACCTGGACGAAAGTAAACTCAGTGCAACCAGGATATCACGGTTACTATCAGATGGCTGCCGGATCACTTGGTGGCAATCTGTATTTAGCGGGTGGTCACAATTCATTGCTAGCCTCAGGTGCGACGAACGTTGTTTGGAAGTCCACAGATAACGGTGCTACTTGGACTTCTTTAGGGGCCGCACCTTGGGCCAGTAGATTCTGTCTAGACCGCTTGCCACTACACGATGGAAAGCTTTGGGTTGTAAGCGGAGGCAAATACGACAACGATCCAGGGAACCGAGTCTACTACAACGATGTCTGGTCCTTCGACGGAACGACGTGGACAGAGGTACTAGCCAACGGACACACTCAATGGGACGGCAGGCACTATCCTAACGTCTTTTCCTTCGACGGCTGGTTGTATATCAGTCGTGGCTACAACGCTGAAAATCGTTCGGATACTTTTCGTAGTCGAGACGGCGTGACTTGGTTCGCAGCGAACCTGCCGTTGCTGATTGCTTCACACGCAGACGGATGCGGTGTCGGTTCGGCTGGAGTTTTGTTTGCAAGTGGAAACGGCTATCTGTTCGGCACTCCTGTTAATACTGACAGCCCTAGCTTTTACCTTGAGACTGTTGGAGCAGGTGACGTTGCCACGGGCGTTGCTGCAATGATCGCAGACGCGCTGTCAGAAATTCACACGCACACGCTTTCCGATCCATTACTTGCCAGCACAATCGAGGCCTCGAGTACTGTTCGTATCATAAACGTCCCAAATGGGACTTACGGAGACATCACCTACGACCCAAACAACGCCGATCTGGTAATGAAGAATAGTTACCCAGGTGGTGCCGACTACGGTGGGTATCGATGGCTGAATAGTGTCGGGGCAACAATAGCCAGGATACGGGGCAGCGGACAGATCGATGCGTCCGGGCCTATGACGGAAATCGTTTCTGGATCAGCTGTAACGCTAACAGTCAACAAGCAACTATCAATCGAAGCCACAAGCAACACGACTGGCAACGTGGTCTACCGTGGAGACGATGGTATTACGAGACGCTCCCCAATCACTTTCGCTTAGGAAACACAATGACTCTAATCGCAGTGACCACCCATTACACGACAAGCACCACGCTAACGGCTTGGCCAGATGGAAGTACGTCCAACGGTGTGTTGCTTACCGAGTCGCCGACCGGCAGATACACAGGCACGCTAGACGATTCGTATGGAACTGTTTGGTATGCGTTCGTTGGGGCCAGTGCGCCAACGACGTGGGATAGCGGGGCAAGCGGTGGGCCTGTTCGGGTGTTTGATTTGCGAGAAGGTACAAACGTTGGTGCTGCCGTGATCTTCTCAGGCACACAACCTAACAGGGTAAACGACACGACGCTTACGCTATTCAAAGACGAAGCGAGGCCTATCACTGTGACGCTTACCACTGGTGCGTTCGCTGGCCTGACTCTTAGATTCTGCGTTGAGAATCGTGAGCGAGTCGATGTGCTTGTAATTGAGGATGCATCGATAGCCAGAACCGCAACCACATTTACTGTCACTGTACCGACAGCGATCACAGCCAACATAGGAAACTACTCATGGTCTCTCAGAGACATCACTGGTGGCATCAATGACGTGTTATTGCTTGGTGTGCTGAGCGTGCAGCATGCCGCGAACAAGGATGCGGTAGCGGCATGATGGACAATCGACAGGCAATCACATCCGAACGCGGCACAAGCGACGCCAGAGCCTGCACCACCCGAACGAGGGGTGCTACCCCCCCCAGGGGGTGGTGGAATTGAGGTTTGAAACTTCCCCACGATACCTCGGGCCACTTCCGTGTTCGTCCACGAAACCCCAGCCCTAACGTCAATTTTATGCGTTTTTGCAAATGCGGATCAGTTTTGCAGCCTGGCCAAAATTGCAAGACGTGCCAACCATCAAGGCAAAAAACGAAGGATCTTGGCTACGGCCACGACCACCGAACAGCAAGCGAACGACACCGAGCGAATTATCCATTATGCGAACGTTGCATGATGATTGTCGGTGTTGTTGAATCCAATCCAAGCGAACAAATGCACCACATCGTTTCAATCCAAGAAAGCAAGGCACTCAGGATGAATCCAAACAACTGGTTGGCGGTCTGCTTAACTTGCCACGATGCGATCGAGGGTGATGCGATGGCGGGAATGCAAGTCAAGGCCTGGAGTGATGCGAATTACGTCAACGTACTGAATGAGGGGCTTTCATAATGGCACGACCAAGACAAGATCCAGCGGTATTGGAAGCGTCGGGTGCGTATGCAAAGAATCCGAACCGTCGACCAAAGGACATGCCGAAATATATTCCCGGTGCACCAGAAATGCCGTCGATTGTCGCTGCCAATGAACAGGCAGTTTGGTATTGGAATTGGTGCTGCTCAGTGCTGAGTGAGGCGGGCGTTCTGACGACAGCTTGCCTGCCGTTGCTCACGTTGCATGCTCTCGACTGGTCGCAGGCGATGTGGTTGTATGCTCACACAGCAGAGGGCAATATCGCAACGATTGGTGCAGGTGGCGGTCCGGTCGTTTCGCCTGAGGCTGCTCAGCTTCATCAGTTTGCCAATCGGTTACTGAAAGAGCTTTCTGAATTTGGTTTGACCCCAGCAAGCAAGTCGAAAATCGTTGCCGCTGGTGGCAAGAAAGAAGCCGAACCGTTTGCCGAAATGCTGGCAAGACGAATGGGGCCGAAGCCCAACTAATCCACGGAGTGGTCCTCTCGGCGGCGGTGGCCACCAAAGCCGAGAGGTTGAATCAGCAAATCGCTCCGTGGGGAACGATGGGCTGAGTGATCTGCACGACACCAACAAAACAGATAGTCGACAAGTACGTTGAGGATATTCTCGACGGAACGATCACTGCTGGAAAGTTGGCGATTGCTGCATGCAAACGACACGTTGCCGACTTAGCACGCGAGAGAACTGACGCGTTCCCGTACTACTTCGACGAGACAGAAGCCGACGACATGTGCAACTTCTTTCCGATGGCACTGCGTCATTCCAAGGGCAGCAAGTTCGCTGGACATCCGTTCCACTTGGAGCCTTGGCAACTGTTTGTCGTGTGGTCAATCTACGGCTGGAAGCGAATGGCCGACGATACGCGTCGCTTCCGGTACGCTCACCTAAGTTTCGCACGCAAGAATGGCAAATCGACTCTAGCAGCTGGCTTCGCGTTGATCGGCCTGGTCATGGACCGAGAGCCAGGTGCCGAGATCTACATCGCGGCCACGAAAAAGGATCAAGCCAAGTGTGTTTTCGATGAAGCTGTTCGGATGAGAACCAGCAATACGGACCTGAAAAGCGTCATCAAATCACACATAAACAGGCTATTCATCACGGAAACTAACAGCTTTTGCTGCACAACTGCCAGCGACAAGCCACTAGACGGGCCTAATCCGCACTACGTTATTTTCGACGAGTTGCACGCTTGGAGAAAGCAGCATCGAAAGTATTACGACACGATGGTTACTGGCTCGGCATCGCGCACGCAGCCAATGCAAATTGAGATCACAACCTTCGGAGACGATCAGAGCGAAATATGGCTAGAGACTCTTGCTTTGTGCAAGTCTATCTCGTTTGGTTCAGTTTTAGACGAATCCAAATTTGTGTTCATCGCTGCCATCGACGACGAGGACGATCCGTTCGACGAGGCGTGTTGGATCAAGGCAAATCCGAATCTAGAGATTTCCGTATCGCTAGAGTATATGCGTCAACAATCAACGGATGCGAAGAACAAACCGTCGTTCAAGAAGGTGTTTCTTTCTAAGCACCTTAACAGGCTCACGACATCGACACAAAAGGCAATCGAGCGTGAAACGTGGGACGCGGCTAAAGGCACGCTATCCAACTGGCAGGATGCAGACGGTATCGGCGTTGGGATCGACGTTGGGGCACGTGACGACTTCGCAGCCTATGGCGTTTGTGCTCGCTTCCTGGTTGGTGAAGAAATCGTAATCGACGAAAAGGAAGGCGAGAAAGTCGTTCCTGTCTATCGGTACGAGGTCAAGGCGAATGCCTACATGGCGAGCGATACGCTTCGAGATTTGAAAGCGGAACCATTTGCTACCTGGATCTACAACGAGCAAATGCACACGCATCAACAGCCGCTAATTCAGATGCGAAGCGACATCCTGAAAGAGATGGAGGACTTTGGAATACAAACAGCCGCCTACGATCCATCAAATGCAAAGCTACTTGCTGAAGAGATCATTGCCGGTGGTTTTCTCGCGGTATCAATGGCTCAAAAAGCTTACATGTTCAATGAACCGATACGGGAGTTTTTGCACCTTTTGCAGATTGGCCGAATCACACACGACGGTCATCCTGTCTTGGCGTGGATGTCAACCAATGCGGTAATTGTAAAAGACGCTGACGACAAATGGCGTTTCGACAAAGGCAATTCCAATGACAAGATCGACATGATTGTCGCTGTAATTATGGCTTTTCGTGTCTGTTGTTTGGCCCCATCGCGTTCAATAGGGAATTTGTACTTAACATGAATTACGCAAGCAGTATTGTTTCTGGGCTAATTAAAGCTCTTGGTGGCACTGACGACACAAACACAAAACGAGTCGGTTTGCACGGTGCGTTGACGTTGCCTCCGGTCTGGTACGCACTAACTAAGGTATGTGGCGACTTCGGAAAGCTTCCTCTCGACATCAAAAAGAAAGTCGGAAAGGGTGCTGAAAATGACGAGCAGCATTACGGCTATCGACTATTGCGAGAGCGGCCAAACAAACTGCAATCTCCATCGGTATTTAAGGAGCAGGTGTTGGGGCATGCGATCATGTTTGGCAACGGACGTGCAGCAATCGTAAGGAAAGGAAGCGATGTCACGGAGTTAATTCCTATGATGCCAGATCGAAGCCATACGATCGTCGCAAACGGGGAAAAATACCACGCGACTTACCCAATGAAGCAAAGCAATGTCGAAATGTTTTCCGATTGGGAAACGCACAAGGACGGGTACATTTGGATGCACGACGATGACGTTTTGCACATCCCTGGGTTTAGCTTCAATGGCATCGAGGGGATAGGTCTTCTTGACATCGCGCAAGGCACGTTCGGAATAGGCATCGGAAGCCACTCACACCTCAAGACCCAGCTAAAAAAAGGCTTCGCAGGCAAACTGTTTTTCAAGGTGCCAGTCGGTCAATTGCGGGACGAAGCGAAGGCAAAAGAGTTTCTTAAGCAAATCAACGAACAGGAAGGTGGTTTGGAAAACGCGGGCAAGGCAGGAATGTTGCGAGAGGGAATCGACATCACTTCCGTCGGACAAAGCAACACGGAAGCCCAGCTCATGGAACTGGCTAAGTTCACTCGGCAAGACATCGGGCTGCTGTTCGGCATCGATGCAATGCCAGGCGATGGAGAAACCTCATCGTACAACAGCGAGGAGCAAGAGAATCTCCGCTACCAAGCCAACGCGGATCGTTGGTACGTCAAATGGGAGGAGCAATGCGATATGAAACTTCGCACTAAGAAACAGGTCGTGTCGCGATCGCACTACTACAAAGTAAATCGTGCCGCCATGTACCGCACCGACTTAGCAACCACCACGACATCGCTAGGCACGCTTATAACGCACAAGGTCATGAATCCGAACGAGGCTAGGGCCAAACTGGATATGAACCCATACGAGGGCGGGGATGCCTTTGAGAACCCAGCGATCACACCTGGGCCAAGTGGAGCGAAGCCTGAACCGGAAAAAGATCCCGCAACTGATGGCGGTCAAACGCAGAATCGATTAGCAATCGATGCGACGATTCGCAACATGATTCAGGTTGAGGCGACTCGAATCAAAAACATGGCCGGAAAGCCTGATTTCCTCGCAAAAGCAGAGAAGTTTTACAACGAATGGTCGATTAAATTTGCCGACAAGCTAGAGGAACTCGGCCTCGAGCGAGGTATTTCGAACATCCATTGCGATCAATCTGAGGCTATTTTGGTCGGAATATTGAGTAAAACCGAGCCTCAAAACGTCCAAAAAGCAGTCGAAAACGCTGTGAAAACGTGGGGAAACCGAGTAAATAACCTGATTGGAGGCAAATAATGCTAAACATCGATAAGAAAACTGGCGAGATCTACTGCTATGGAGTCGTCGGCAACTCAATGTTTGCCGATGGCTTTACCGACATGGAAGTTATCGCGGCACTCAAGGAAATCGGTAATAAACGGGCAATCGTTCGCATCAATTCACCCGGCGGCACGGCGGACATGGGTATCGCAATTTACAACGCACTGAAGCGACACAAGCCCGGCGTGGACACCCACAACGACAGTTTGGCTGCATCGGCAGCAAGTGTTATTTTCCTAGCGGGCGAAACGCGAACAGCTAGCGCGGGATCGCGGGTGATGATTCATCGTGCAATGACGATTGAGTTAGGTAACGCGGAGTCGATGCGTAAGATGGCGGACACCCTGGAGGTTTACGATAAATCTTTGGCCGACATCTACGCTGACTATATGCCAGAGGGTGTCGATATCATGTCGCTGATGAGTGCCGAAACATGGTACACATCGAAGGAAGCGATTAACTCTGGCCTGGCGACGACGACTGGCGAGGCGACAAAGGAGAAACCCGCAAAGGCCGCTTGGTTTGCTAACGCACCGGCAAATCTATTTGAGTCGAGTGCCGATTGTTCAAGTCGTAAGCGAGCGATTGCGAAATACCATTTAGGTGCGATGGTGGCAAAAAATATTTGACACGGCAAGCAACTCATGTTCTAACTAACGCTCAATCAAAAACTCTTGCAACTGGTTAGCGGCACAGAGTCGGCGAAAAACAAACAGTTTTGTTTCGTTTCCTCGCTGGCATCTCATGCCGCTAATTTCGTTTCTAGCCAGTGATGCCAGCCAATTCAAAGGCATCGCAAATGTACGAAAAGAAAATCGCAAAGGCGAAAGAGCAAGTCCAAGCTCTACTGTCCGAAGTCAAAGCAATCGGGCTTGTTGCGGAAACGGAAAACCGCGAATTCACAGCGGACGAAACCGCAAGAATGGATGCGGTTACAGGCGAATCCGGCGAGATCACCTCGCTAACTGCCAACATCGACAAGTGGTCGAAAGCTGAATCGGCAATTGCCAACGCAATCGTTCAAACGAACGCCATTCAAGCCCAACGCGATGGCGGATCGCCAGGCAATAGCCTAGCAATCCGAGTTCCTGCACGAGCACGATCGAGACAGCCGCTAAAGGCTTTCAGTGGTCCCGACGCAGAGGCCGATGCCTACGCTTCCGGGCAGTTTATTCGGGCTACAATCGGCAATAACGCAAGCGCTCGCGAATGGTGCCGAGATCACGGCGTCACGGCTGCGATGGGCGAAAACAATGACCTTTTGGGCGGCGTTTTGGTTGTTCCGCAGTTCGAGTCGGCAATCATCAATCTTAAAGAACAGTTTGGCCTTTTCGGGCAATACGTTCGCAACGTCCCTATGACTTCCGAGCAGTGGATTGGTCCACGTCGATTGAGTGGGCTTACTGCCTACGCTGTTTCGGAAGCTCAGGAAATCACAACCTCGGACGCGACGTTTAATCAAGTTTCGTTGACCGCAAAAAAGTTCGGCACTCTGACTCGGATCAGCAGCGAACTAAACGAAGACGCGATTATCTCAATCGCTGACTTCCTGGCTCAAGAAATTGCATACGCTCACGCGGTGAAAGAGGATAACGTCGGTTTCCTCGGCAATGGACTGGCCGTTGACAACGGTATCGTCGGACTAGCAAACGCTCTAGCCGCCGGGTCAATTGCAACAGCGGCATCGGGAATAATCACAGCCGGAGCTTTGACGATCGCCGTCTTCCAGGATGCTGTCTCAAAGCTTCCTCAGTTCCCTGGTATCCGTCCTGTTTGGTTTGTCCATTCAGCGGTGTACTGGAACGTCATGTCTCGCTTGCAGCTTGCTGCCGGTGGCAACAGCGTTGCTGACCTCGGAAGTGGTCCAGTGATGCAGTTCATGGGCTATCCAGTCGTGTTTGCTCAGACGCTTCCTTCGCTTATCGAAGCGTCTACAAAGTTCGCGTACTTCGGCGATCTTTCGATGGCTGCTACCAAGGGCACTCGACGAGGCATCACGATCGCAGCCGACAACTCGCGGTACTTCGAGTTTGATCAGTTGGCGATTCGCTCAACGCTTCGTTACGACGTTGCCATTCACGAACGCGGCACTGCTACCGTTGCCGGTCCGATCGTTCAGTTGGCAACTCCAGCTTCCTAATTGACGCAGCTTGATTAAGCCCATTTTCCATCAGGTAAATGGGCGTCTTGACAGAAATAATCCATCAAAACAAAAGGTACTAAAAATGAATGTAATGCAACAAGCCAAGTACGTTCGAGCCGTTTCTCCGGCTGCGATCCTTGACAACACTGGTGCGGCTGCAACGGTAATCGACTGCCGTGATTTCGACTACTGCACAATCATCTGCCAGCTCGGAGCAACCGATATTGCTTGGGCAGCGTTGAAGGTTCAGTCGAGTGCAACGTCTGGCGGGACTTACGCTGACGTTACTGGTGCGACGTTTGACGCGGGAACTTCACCAGACGGAACGGTTTTGGCTCTCCCGTCTGGTACTGACGACAATCAGATTTGCGTCTTTCAAATCGACATGCGTCGTAAGAATCCATTCCTCAAAGTCGTTGCGACTGCTGGAGACGGAACGGTTGGCGGATTCATCGCGGCTTCAGCGATTTTGACTCGTGCTCACCTTTCGCCTTCGACCTCGGCAACGATGGCCGACGGCGATGTTTGCCGAGTCCTCTAATGGACTTGGTTTTATTGCAAATGTGGAACGGCCTACCATCGGGTTTTGCGATGGTAGGCGTTCAAGCGGGTCAAGCTGAGATCATGGTCGCAAGAGGGCTAGCAAAGTATGTCAACAACAATGCAAATCCTGAAGCCGCAGTTAGTGACCGGGCCGACAGTCGATCCAGTGACAATCGAGCAAGCGAAAAAGCAATGCGAAATCGCGGAATCGGACACCGCACACGATGACCATTTCTATCGGCTGATCGAAAGTGCAAGACAGGAGTTGGAAACGGACTGCGACATGGCAATAGCATCGCAGACTTGGAAGGTTCTTACCTCCTGTATCTTCGATGGGATGCAGTTGCAGAAAAGTCCGATTCAATCGATCACTTCAATTAAGTATTACGACGTCAACAACACGCAGCAAACGTTGGCTTCGTCGGTGTACGCATTCGACGTGGCTAATCGAATGATAAGGCTCAAGTACAGCCAATCATGGCCTTCGACGGTCAATCGATTTGACGCTTGGGAGATCACATACCTTTGTGGCTACACGAATCCTCCAGGGATCGCAGTGCAGGCAATGCTAATCCTGATTGAAAAGTATTTTCTCGGGCGCGAGGCATTGAAGGAGCCTGAATTCAAGACATACGAGCGACTGGTTATGAAATTGCAGCGGAGTACATACCCGTGATT